CACGCTTCGCACATTTGAAGACGCCCAGGATATCGGATGCCTAATCGGGGGCGCCGATCCGGGCGCCGGCCCGAATGAACCATATTGTCAGAATCATTACGACCATGTGGTGACGGAATATCCGGCGCTGGCCGAAGCCCTGAAAACGAAGAAATATATTTTCTTCGATAGCATTTCGGAAATGGCATCGCGCGCCCATCTGAAAGCAAAAAACGAAAACTGGATATGGAGCGACAAGGCGAAGGCGCTTGTTCAGGACACGCGCGGCGCCTATGGCGATCTGGCCGATGATGTTCTGACGCTAGTGCGCCACATGCAACAAACGCCGGGCCGCACCGTGATTTTTGTCGGCCGCCTGGAAGACGTTATTGAGGAAGGCACAAAGCGCCACGTTTGGCAGGCCCAGCTTGACGGCGGCAAGATCAAGCGCGAACTTCCCGGCATCGTGGATCAGGTTATCACGATGGGCTTTTTCAATTACGCCGAAAATATCGGATGGACTCATGCACCTGGGGGTGAAGGCAAAGAGCGTGCGTTTTGCTGTCGCCGGCAAAACCCATGGGGCCTGCCCGCCAAAGAACGCACCATCGGCCGCCTTGATCTGATCGAGGAACCGCACCTGGGGCATTTGCTGGATAAGATCAATGCGCCCGCCACACAAGCGGCGGTGGCGGCGCTGAAACACGGACACGCCGGAATCAAGGAAGGGAAGTAACCCCGCCGCATTGTGCGTCGGGATCACAGCAATAGAGGATTTTTTGCAATGCTGAATATGAATGAAGCCGAAAAACAAAAGAACTTCGATCCGATCCCGGACGGTTCTTTTGTGAAACTGATGCTGAATTTTGTCGGCCAGGGACATTCCTTCCCCGGCTGCGAAGAAGCCGATAAGGGCATGTTCAAACCCGCCAAGGATTCAACAAGCGATGTGGTGACACTGGAATGCGAATTCACCGTCGTTTCGCCCGGCCCCTATGAACATCGCAAGTGGAAAGAATGGTGGGTGGTTTATGGCGGCGCTGTCGATGAACGCGGATCATCGAAGGGATGGAATTTCACAAAGCAGCGCATCCGCGCGATGATCGAAAGCGCGTCGAACATTCGTCCCGATGATGAATCGGCCGAAGCCAAGGCGACGCGCATGATCCCCAATTTCACGGAACTGGATGGCTGTCCGTTCTATGCGAAAATTTATGTCGAAGAAGGGACGCCCTATTTCGATGTGGAAACGCAAACCGAAAAGAAGGGCTTCGACAAAAATCTGATTGATCGCATCGTGACGCCGGACATGGAAGAATATGCCCCCCTTGTCCGTGGCGAAACGGTCCCGCCGAAGCCTTCTGGCCGTGGCAAGAAGGCGGACGCCGCACCTGGGACGGCTGGCGGTGCGGCCGGCGCGGCGCCGGGCAGCAAGTGGGCTAAGAAGCCCTCTCCCGGCTTGCAGGCGCCACAGGAAACCTTGCCCCTGGAAGGGCAGACGGCGGCTGCATCAGCCGGCGCCGATCAAAGCACGAAGCCCAAATGGCTTCGCGGGGCGTAGAACAACCACAGTCCATCGAAAATGAGAGACAGGCCCGGATGATCCGGGCCTGTGCGCTCCGGGGCGGAGAATGGCTTATCGGAAAGGGTCTAACCCGAAGGGGCGTGGCGGTTCACGATCTGGCGCTGGCGGACCTGGAAGGGCTGGCGACGGAAATAATGGGGGAGTTCGTCCGGCAACTCGCGTCAGAGGGGAAGAACGCCGAAACGGAACCCGTCCCGGAATTACATTTTACGGGCTAGGGCCTTGTGCGATCTGCGGCTTTGAAGGGCGTGGGTACGGTTTCCAGCTTGATATGAATCCTGTGCTGGCGCGGTACGAATTCTGTTCGATGATGTGTCAGAAAATCGGCGGCACGATCGCTAAAAAATTCGATGGAGTAATCCCGAAGATGGCCGGAAGTTTGAATACCGATGTGGAAAAGCAAGCGATCGTGGATTGCCGCATTCAGCTTGCCGAAGCCCTGATGGCAATTCCCGGCCTGATGGCGCATTTCGAGAATTTAGAGCCTGGGCAAATCGACACGATCACGCGGGCGGTAGTGATCGGGTTTCAGGCGTCCGTCCATCGCCAATGTTCAACAGGAAAGGTTCCGTTCTGATGAAGATAAAAGCCAGTGTTACAAAATGGTCTTACATTGTTGGGGCAGGCGTTATGATCACCGATGAAACGGGCATCGTTGTCGCCCAGCTTGCGATTCATAATGTGCGTGCAGATGCAGAATCGCGGCAAGCCATATCGATGAACATCGCTCAAGCCGTAGCTGATGCGATAAACAAAAATGCTTGACTTCAATCACGGTTCTGGAATTCGGCCGGGCCTTCCGCCACTGGAACGCACCACAAGCGATATCGTCAATGAGGCGATCGACGCCGCACTGATGGCGAAGCGTGCGGCCGAACCGGAACGGACATACCTGGGCGCAAGCGCGATCGGTGATCCTTGCGAACGGAAATTGCAGTACAGCTATATGAAGGCGCCGATTGATCCGGGCCGGGCATTGACGGGCCGATCGCTTCGCATCTTCGCCACAGGACACGCGGCCGAAGACGTTTCGGCAGCTGCGATGGAAGCCGGCGCCCCAGGTGGCGAAACGATGTTTCGCGATATCACCGCAAAGTGGATGGAAGGCGCCGGATTCAAGCTGGAACGGTTCACGGCAAAGGGTGGCCAGATTGGCTTTAGTGCGATGGGGCGCAAGTTCGCCGGACACATCGACGGCAAGATGTTAGATGGTCCCGCGATTCCAGGGCTGTCCTATGCGTGCGGCTGGGAACACAAGGCCCTGAATACTAAGAACTGGTCAAAGATCAAAAAGCACGGGCTTAAAGCGGCGTCGCCTGTCTATTACGGCCAGATTCAGATTTACGAAGGGTATATGGAAATCCCGCAATTCCTGTTCACGGCGCTTAACAAAAACACACAGGAAATGCATCACGAAGTTATCAACTTCAATGTCCGCGACGCCCAGGAAATGAGTGACAAAGCGGTTCGGATTATTGAACACGCCGAAACTGGACAGCTTTTAGGACGGGTGGCGTCGAACCCGGATCATTACCTGTGCAAATTCTGCGATTGGGCTGGGCGATGCTGGAAGCAAGACGTTTAGATGGGACCGAAATTTTCGATCATCTATCCGCGCCATGGGTTCGGCAATCATGGCACGCGAAGATCGTTCGCGTTCCGGCGCCGCCCACCTGTCGCATCTTCGGGCGCCCGTGGCCTGTCGGCGGCGATTGCTGTCTGTGGACAGGCGCCAATGATGGCAAGCCGAACGGCCGTGTCCACGGAAAGGTCAAGATCGGAAAGCGCCGGGTTTATCTTCATCGATACGCCTTCGCCCAGCATCACGGCGTCGAAATCGACGGGCTTGATAACATCGATCACATTTGCCGGAATTCGACATGCTTCAATCCCTACCATCTGGAAGACGTTAATGGCCTTACAAACACAGAACGCGGCGATGGCGTTATGACTCAGTTCAGCGAATTCTATCAGCCAAAACACAATGAAGATCATAAGGGCCTGACGGCCGAAGATATCGCCGCGCTTGCTGGCGAATGGAAGGAATACAAATGACAACTTTCACGCCATCGGAATCCCAGGCTAAGGGGATCAGGCTGTTTGTTAAATGGTATTTGCAATGCAAAGAGGAAATGGAGACAGCCGCCAAGCTGGACGAAAAGCCGATATTCAAACAGCAGATTTTCCGCATTTTTGGATATGCCGGCACGGGCAAAACAACCACGCTTAACGCGGCGATCGATGAACTGAAAGAAGCCCTGCACGGCCAATATATGAACATCATGTATGGCGCCTTCACTGGTAAAGCCGCCCTGGTTATGACGCGCAAGGGCACGCCGGCCACCACAATCCATTCGATGTGCTATACCTTTATGGAAGCCACGAAAGAGGCGATTGAAAAGGCGCAAGCCGATCTTGACGAACTGATCAAGCGCGGCCCGGAAAGCGATGCATCGCGTCTGATGTTTAACGCTGTGGTGGCACAGGCCCGCGAAGATATCAAAAAGATGCATAAGCCA